GATTTTGGGCGGCCAGCTTTGCGCTCCACGGGCTGAACATCGTCTTCAGCTAAAAGTTCAATCGCTTCTGCGTTCTCGCTGTCACTGTCAGTTGAGCTGAGCTGTTCAAGCGCATGCCTGGCCGGGTCGAAGTCATCTTTATTGATTATGATTTGCTGGTGACCGAATTTATGCGGCCACCAGACTTTGAGGGTTTCAATTCTCGCCATCAGTTGTCCCCGTGATTAATGATGGTCAGCGTGAGCGTGCCGGAGAAGGTGAAGTCTTCGATGCCCGTCGCGTCTGCGTTCAAGCAGGCGTTCAAGTATACATCAACCGCAGTTCCGGTGCCGTCGAGGGTCGCGCCCGGCGTCGGCGTGGTCGAGGACGATATCGCCTTGCACGTGCCGGCGTTGCTTGAAGTCGTGGCTGCCGTCGAAGGCAGGAACGAAATTTCCGTGCCCGTCAGCGTGCCGTTGGTGCTGGCTGCCGCTGAGCCAACAGCAGCGAGAAACGACGCGTCACCCGCCGCCGCAATCGTCAGTTTTGTCGTGCCGCCAACGGGCTGAATCAGCCCGACGGGGAACGAGTAAATCTTCGTGCCACCACCGCCGCTGACAGTGGTGTCTTTGACGAGCGTCACCGGGCAATTGGTCAGCGTCAGGATAATCTGCCGAACGACATCGCCAACTTCGCGCGCCACGACATAGGGCGCGACTGCAGCAGGCACAGAGCCTGTGCCCAAAACTGCACGCGAACCTAGTTCGCTAGCGATATCCACCCGATAATTTCCTAAATTGAAAGTGGTGTTATTTGGCGCAATGACCATTTGGCCGTTGATAGCCGAAATATCGTAGGACTGAAAGCGTAGCCGTGCCCCCTGTGGCACGGTGAAACTGAATGCGCCTGCCGAGTCGGATGTCGCCTGTGTCTCATAAGCGGTGTTGCGGGCGTTGGCTATTACTGCCCGTTCGATGTTGACAACCGCACCGACCGCAGGCATGCCGTTGGGATCAAGTACGATGCCTGTGATTATGCAAAAGACTGACATTATGTTGCTCCCATGTTGGTGGTAGGAGCGCGGCCCAGTCTGGGCCGCGCTCCCGTGGAAATTAGTTGACCAGGCGGCAAGCCAGGTTTGCGTTCAGCGTCTTGACGCCCCAGAGCGCATCTATCGAGACGTAATTGGTGGAAGTGTCGCCCACATAGAATACGCGGGCGCGCAAGCTTAGATTGGTGATTGGGTCGGTGACGGTGGAAATCATTGCACCTTTGCCATCACCCATTTCAGAAAGCGGGGCCATTGCCAGCGCGAAAGCATTACGATGGAAGCCCAAGCCCTGTTCACCGGCCAGCAGCGTGATCGTGACCACCGCCAGATTGGCGTAATCGTCAATCAGCGCGGGGAAAATCGGCGCGTCGGTTTTAGCGCCACCGCTCGCAGTGAAGTCAGCCGTGAACACATAGCGTTGCGTATTGCCGGCGATTACAAACGAATCGCCTGCCTTGAACGTGCCGCCGGAGGTCACGCCATCAAAACTGATTGCGGTGTCGCCTTTCGTGCCAGCGGCAGTGAGTGCGCCAGTCGCGTCCGCAGACGTGCCCGTGGTATGCGTGGCGACATTTTGATTCATGAATACTTCGTAGCCGTACTTCATGCCCAAGCTGCCGCGCATCTGCGTATCCACACCCGCCGCGCCCGCGCCTTGCCACTGCGAAAAGGCCGTTAGGTTCAGTGCTTCCTCTTCCTGTGTGGGTGAAAGCATCAAATGGCGCATGTCATTTGGCGCGTTGTTGATGTTCAATATCCGGCGGTTGGCCGTGAAATCAGCCACTGCCACCGGTGAACCGTTCGTGTTCGACCAGGGCACGAACTTGTAGAGCGCGCACAGTTGCTGGTCAATCTTGTCGGCAATCGCGTAAGCGGCGGGCCGGATGTGGTCGCTCACGATTTTTTCGGTCGTAAACGTCAATTCTTTATCGGTCAACGCGAATTTGACCTCGTACCATTGGTCAAGTGCAATTTGCACTTCGCCAGCCGTCAGTGCCTGCGCGGTCTGTGGCGCAGCCAAAGCGGTAAAAGTGGACGGACGTGAAATTGAAATCACGCTCCCCTTTTGCTGTGGCGACTTGTCATAACCGCGATGGACGCGGCCCGCCATACCGAGAGCTTTTTCAAGCTGAATCAGGGCTTCCTGAGCGTAAAAAAGCGGATCGTAGACTGAAAGGGTATTAGCCATTATGTTTTATCCTCAAAAAAGATTGAGCACCCGGCGCTTGCCCTCGCAGTCCGCCTACGGTGCGGTTATTCAAGAATCACTAGCTCCTGCCCGGCTTTCTCGGCAGCTTCTTTTGCGCGCCGATATTTGGCCGGGTCTTTAGCGTCAGCACGTGACAGCGTATGACTGCCGCTCTTGCCGCCAGTTGTGTTGTTCTGCGCGCCGGAACCACCAGCTCCACTCCCAGCGTAAAACTTTGGACGCCTGGCCTTGTAGAGCTTTTCAAAGAAATCCTTAGGCGTAACGTCTGATTCGTCGCCATCCTCATCGAGCGTGATAATCTGTTTGCTGTCTTCTCCCAGCTTGAAGCGTGAGCTAGTTTCGAGCATCACCACGTCCAAATCTTCGGGCAGTACACCGGCTTTCAGTGCAACATTGCGCAGCGGAGCGGTCAGCTTGTAATGCTTCAGCTCGCGCTCGGCGGCCGTCAACTTTTCATCACGCGCGGCCAGCTCGGTTGTCAATTTGCCGGTCTGCTTGGCGTGTAGCCGTTCAAGCTCGGCCTTCTCATCCACGGTGAGCGGCTTGCCGGCTTTTTTCAGTTCGCGCAGCGTGTGCAATTCTTCGAGTTCGGCGTCCTCAAGTGCGTCGAATTTGGCAAACCTGCCCAGCTTGGCGGTTTTGGCGTCGAGGTCAGCACGTAGCTTTTTCAACTTCCCGTTGGTGTCTGCGACGACTGACAGCGGCTCCGCTTCAAAGATGAATTTGCCGTCTTTTTCGGCAACGTGGTCTTTCAACGCTTCCGGCACCGCCTCGCGCGTGTCGAAAGTAAGTGCGATTGGCATAAGTGAATCCCTCACTTTGTTGGATTTGTCAGACCTCTCGTCTGACGCTGGCAGAAGGATAGAAGAATTGAAAATTTAATTGTGCAAGACGGTGCGTGGTGACTGAATCTGAGGCAGTAAAGCAATTATTGCTGAACAGGTAAGGAGTTGGATTCTATTGGAAAGATACCCAGACCGGGATGATATGGCGCATTTTCCTGACCGTCCTCGATAACATCGCCCGGACTTTCTTGGAGCGCAAATGCGACGATCTCGCGCACGACGTCTTCAGGTAGACCGGTGGCGTCCGTAATTTCGGCGAGCATTTCCTGTTTAGCCGTCGCGATCATTTTCTCCATCCGAGCGTTTGCAATAGGCCGTCAATCGCCTGCGCAATTGGTTCAAAATCGTCATCATCCCAATGGTACGGATAGTACACCCGGTTCGTCCTACGTCGCAATAGATTTATCTCGGCCAACATCTTTGAATCTCCTGAACGCAGCGCGATGTATTGCGAATAACTGCGCGCCCAAAACTCGATCCATTTGCCCATGTAGGCGACGTACTCGTGCTTCACGCCCGCCGCGCTTCCCTGGCCGTGCAAGGCTTTAAGCTCTGCCGCCGCACGGCTATTCTCGACGGCCTGACGCCAGGCGGCGAATCGTGGATCAATCTCACTTGCATATCGTCCAGCGGTAATTCCCTGATGATCCAAAAAGTGCCCAATCTCATGAGCCAAGGCAACATCAGGATAAGTGTTCCCCGCGCTGCTGATTGTAATCTTGACCGCGCGGCCCCCGAATGTCCAGTACCCGCCTTGCCGCTTTGTCGAGCGGTCTAAAAGCACGGGAAGTACTGGCAGTTTGCCGTCCCCGTGCACATCATTAATTAAGTTAACTACCCGGTCGGCTTGCGCGGCAAACTTTCCTTTGCCGGGCAACTTTAGGGCAGTGCTCACCGGCACGCCTAAAGCTTGTGATAGGTCAGGTTGTGTGACAGTTATTGGCTGTTTCGGAACCGCCCCTTTCTGCGGCCCCTTCACTGCGTCCGCCAGACTGCGCTTGTACCTGGTCTCGCCCCATTGCTTCGATTTGCTTAGACCGATCCAGTTTTCGAGCGGCAGCCCGTTTCTGAAAGCTTCAGCCCCCTGCTGGCCCAGTACGGACGTCTGCACATCATTGCTCTGCTGGGCCAGCCACTCGGTTCCGGTTTGGCGCTTGGGCATCTGGTCGAGCTTTGCGACCATTGTGCACCGGCAATTCGGATGATTGGGCATCGGTTTCTCGATCGGCCATTCGGTGCCGTCCAAAGCTAAACAAGCCACGCAAGTGCGCGCGCTGTGAGCGGCCAGCCAGACCCAAGTTGTAATCCCTTTGGCGGCGTAGGTCGCCCTGCTCGCTTCGCGATAACTGCGCAAGGATTCAGTTCTGACCAGCCGGGCAGCTTCCCAGCGCGGGCGGTCGAGAATCTGTGACACCTCGCGCGCCGTCTTGTCGAAGCTCTGCCCCGTGGCAATGCCGGCGACGAGCCTGTCTTTGACCTGACCGGCCACGGCGCGCCCGTAACCTTTGAAGAGCCGGGCCAGGGGTGTCCCGTCGCCCGCTGCGCCAACCAAGTGCTCGACCGCCGCGGCCGGCAGCCGGTTGAAGCTGGCCAGGATCGAGGATTGAGGATCGAGGATTGAAGCTTGCGCCGCGATCATCTGAGCGGCCTGCTGTTGCGCCAGGTTGACGAGTGTGCGCTGGTCCTGGGTGAGCGAGGGCACGACCAACCCTTGAGCGTAGCCGTCAACCTGGCGGGCAATCTGTACTAGCAAAGCTTGATAGCGTTCTTGGCGGAAGAGCCAGGCCTTGCTGATCTGTTGGCCAGCAGCCTGGGCGGCTTCAATGGCAATGGCCAATTGTCGCAGATCGTTTTGAAGTTGGCTGAAGATGGGCAGGTAAGCCAGCGTGATGCGGCTCAAGGCTGCCGCATCACGCTGCAAAAGAGACTGGCGAAATTGTCGAGCGAGCGCGTAAACGTTAGGCACACCTTACATCGCTCCGCCCGGCAGCCCGCCGGAATTGAACACTGCCGCTGCGCGCTCAGCGGCTTTTGCTTTCTCAGCCTCCAGCTTTGCCACGGCCTCTTGCGGATTGAACGATTGCGGCACTTCGTCGGCTTCTTTGAGCAGGTTCAGGAAGTCTTCGACCGGGAATTGGCTGGCCGCAACCATGTCTGAAAACACTTTCAGCTTTTCAGGCGTGAACTTGAATTGACTGAGCGCAGATTGCAGCTTGAAACTGCCGCCGGTCGACGCGCCAATAAAACCGGCCGTAAACATCAAGGCCTGCTCGACAGCGTCTTCAACTGAAGATTTGAAGAAATCCAGTTCGCTTTGCTCTTCCAATTGGTCGCCGGCTGACTCGACATTGGTTTTGCCGGTCTGCTGACTTGGCTCGAGCAACGACAGGCCAAGCCGGGCCATCCTGGATTCGCAGTCTTTAATTTCCGTAGCCAGCGGGGCAATACCGGCGCCGGTCGGTTCGACCAACTTGAAATCTGTGAATTGGTCGGCGTTCAGCTCGAGGATTTCATCGGGCGAGAATGCTAAATCCTGTTTCGTGCCTTCAGGGCTATTCAGGTTGCGCAGGGCGCCCTTGCTGACCGGAATCGGAAAACTCAAAACAAGCTGCTTTTCCAGATAAGTGCGCAGCCGGTAATGGCGCAAGTTCTCTTCAGCAAGGCCGAGCAAGATCGGCTCGGAAACAAACGTGGCTTTCTTGTGAGCATACGCTGCGCAAATCGGAATTTCAGTCTGATTACTAATCACGACGGGCTCACCCAACAATATAAATTCTTCCTGGCTATTGGCCGGCTTTTCGACCTTCTGTTTGAGCTGAGCAGTTACAACACCATTGTTGTTTCTGAATTCGCGGTATTGTTTGATCTGCTTTTCACCGTACTCGCCGTCTGGCACAGTCAGGCACTCTTCCAAAACCACTAGCGTGAGCACAGTCTTGCCGCCGATAACGCTTTCTTGCCAATTGATGATTTGGTCTTTCTCATACTTGACCCAGTAAGGCCGGATGCCGGCGCGCTGTTCGTCTTCAAGCGTTGGCGGCTGACCATCTACGCGCTGCACAGCAGGCGGCATCTCAACCAAAATCGCAGCGTGGCCATCTTCGAGGGCGCAGCCGGCGCAGTCTTTGACAAACTCTTTCAAGCCCGTGCCGGCGTTGTCTATGTTCTCAGCCCAGCCTTCAATAGCGGTTTGTGGATTGTCCGATTCCATCCCGCGAATCTCAACCGGAACATCCTCGCCGAGTTGCTGCGGCTTCTTGAAGAGCAGCCCCAAAAGCCCTGTCCATGTTCGTTTCGTAGCTGGATAGACCGTCGCAATTCTGAGCCGTGACGCGTAGGCCTCGGGCGTCTCGAGCGGGCCGCGCGGCAGATATTTTGATTGGCCTCTACTTGATGCGCTCTTATAGCTGGCACCGTTGACCGCTGCGGTGCCGCAGATCACATCGCGCACGGTCTGCATGGCAAGCTCTTGTTCTTTGAAAGCTCTGCGCCGATAGTCGGGCCGGTCTTTTTCGTCCATCGCTGGCATGCCCGAAAGTGTAGAGCGATGGCGGGAATTATTGTGGTCAGAAGCGACGGAACGGAATGCGTTTGGTTTCATTGCTGAGTGCCAGCTCGTTGAAGCCATCGGCGCCAGCGTCCACTTCGTCCTTAAGCTTACCGCGCGGAAACTGGCGATGCACTTCGATGAATTGCTTATTCCACTCGCCGCGCAGCAACTTGACGTTGCCGGCGTTGACCTGCGCGCTGTAGGCCGTCGCGCGCGTTTCTTTACTCCCCGTCACCGGCTCGGCTTTGACGATGTAACCGGCAAGCTTCTTGATCAATTGCCGCGCCTGTGCTTTGCCGGCCTGGCCAGGGTCTTGCGGCAAATGGATCCGCACAGCCTGGCCGTCGAGTGCGGCGATCTGCGCGATCTGCGTTTCTACTTCGTCTGAAGACCAGCGCCCGCCGTGGCTATCCCACGCGTACCAGATGCCGGTGGCTTCGTGCTTGCCGATCCCGACGCCGACCGTGCGCGCGCCAGACCCGCCCTCGGTCGCGGCCAAGTCCCACGCTCGGCAGCGAACCAGACCGGCGGGCAATTCGTCTACAATTTGAAACTTGCCAACTTTGAAAAACTCACCCTCTTTCGCTGTCGGGCGTTGCTGAAACAGCGCATCGAAGAAATATCCCCCAATCCGTTTGGCAACCCGCTTGAGTTTTTCGAGCGGACGACGTTCAGGACAGAGTGCTTCACCTACCTGGCGCCAATCCGGTTCAATCGTGCAGCTCGCCGGGAATTGCTCTGGCCACGGTTCTTCGGCAATCGCCGGCAAGTTGACGATATGCCAGCGCTCGCGATCGTCGTCATCTTCGGCTTGTTTCTCCTGCTCAAGCAGCCAGCCAGCTAGGTCGTCTTCGTGCCAGCGGGTCTGGACTTCGATCATTGCCGCGTTCGGATCGGTGTCTGACCACGGCTCTTCGCGCGTGTACCAGGTCGAATTCCACCAGTCCTGTAGCTTGGCGCGCAGCGCGTCAGACGAGGCGTCTTCGGCGTTCTTGATCGGATCGTCTACGATGCCGAGGTGGAAACCCTTGCCAGTGGCTGGCCCGCCCGCGCCCGCCGCCCATAGTCCGCCGCCGTAGCCCGTCTCCCACTGCTTGACGGCGCTCGCCTGCTCGCTAATTCCTTCGGCTACGCGCAGGTAGTTCTCCCGGCTGTTGCGGCTGAGCGTGTAGGCCAGATCGGCTGCATAGGAAGTCAGACCGACCCAGCGTTCGGGATAGAGATAAAGAAAGTACGCGGAAAAGAGACGAGAAATAGTTTCAGATTTGCCGTGGCGTGGAGGTTCGAAAACAAAGAGCCGTTTGATCTTGCCCTCGGCAACGCGCTGCAAGACTGCGATTAGGATTTCGTTGTGCTTGTAGAACTGGTAGCGCGGATTGGCGCGGGCGATAAATTCACGGAACGTGAGAGATTCACGCTGTGGATTAATCAAGGCCAGTAGGTCAGCCGGAATTTCCAGTCCCCGACGCAGGATTTCTTCTAAAAGTGCTCGTTGCGCGAATGATAATTTCCGAATCTGTGAGGCTTGAAAACTCATGCTTGTGGTCTAGGCGCTCGCGGTATTTCTCAGGGCGCGCAGCTTTCATTAAAAAGATTGTCAGCGTATCGCTGTACTCTTTTACGCTGCCGCATTTTTTGCCCTGGTGAAAGACCGGTTTCAGCGTACCGGCGTAAGCTCGCCGATAGGCTTCCTGTTCAAGATTGTCAATACCTTCTTCCAGCGCCTCGTCCCATCGTTCGGCAAATTTAAGGTCAACTTCGCGCCAGGCGTAGGCCGCTGTCCGCCCGATGCCTTCAGCTTTGCAAGCGCGGCTAATGTTGCCTGTACGTCGCAAAGCCGCCAGGAATTTAGCGGCTTTTTTAGGTGTTCGTATTGTTCGTCCTCTTGGCATTTAAAATCAATTCCCGACTCTGCCGCCTGGCCCGCTAGCCAGACTGGACCGCTAAAAAGTGCCCTAGATTGGGCTTTTAAGTGCCCAGGCAAAAGTTTTGAGGGTTTATGAATTGGAGCGTGAGCACAGGCCAGTCGCTCCCAACATTCTTTATCCCTCAAAATTTATGCGTACCTGCTTAT